ATTCGGCAATGCAATCAACTCTACCTGCCAAACCAAAGTATTCGGAGTAAAGGGTTCTTTCAATGGCATGTATATTATTTATCTTGTCCAAGTAAGGTTTGGCATGAAAGAACATGAACTTTGTTAGGGGTTGATAATCATCCCAGTTAAGTTCTTTATTTTCCAAGTAGTCTTGACAGACCTGGTGAAAATCAGTTCCTCTTGCTGTTGCTTTCTTGGTAATGCGATTTGCTTCTTCAATACCAACTCTCTTCCGCCAATCAACAAAGATTTGACGATTATAAAAAGAGGTGACAGATGTAATAGAAGGCACCCAGTCTCCATTGGGAAGATTATAGAGACGGATGCCATTCGTTTCTTTCTTTGTTAATTCAATATCACCTAAAAAATTATGATGAACAAATGTCATAGATTCAGTTCCATTTTAGCAACCAGATATTCTTTGCAAAGACCAGAACGAACAATGTCATCAACACCAAACTCAATAAGTTCAACCGATGGCATCAAACGCAACACTCTCATAAAATCAATGATACCATTTCTCTCATTCTGTTTGAGCAAATCAGTTTGAGTTGCATCGCCACAGAATATGATCTTGGTATCTTCACCAACTCTTGTAATTATACTATCAAGTTCATGAAAATTCAAGTTTTGAAATTCATCAACGATAATAATTGCTTTATCAAGTGTAGTCCCTCTGAGGAATGAAGTAGACCAGAAGCTTACAGTACCCTGAGTCTTCAAGTTACCATAGAGCATCTCAAAGTCAGCATCAGTTGCCATCTGGAACATGTACTTAACCATGTTCTTATAAGGAATCTGATAGATATCCGCCTTATCCTCATGAGTTCCAGGCAGGAATCCGATCTCTCTAGTTGCTACCAAAGAACGAACAATGTAGATCTTCTCGTATGGTGTGTTCTCATCAAGAACATCTCTAAGAGCATTATAAAATGTAATGAAAGTCTTACCTGTTCCTGCTGCGCCATAAGCAACGATGTTTTTATCATCGTCAAAAGAATCATACAGTTTTGATTGATTGTCTGTAAGAGGATCAATCTCCAAAAGGAATTCGGAGTTGATTGGTTTGCGCCTCTTCATTTGTTTGGCGGTCATGCCAACACCGATTGGTTGTAGGTCAGACTTTCTCTTTCTTGCCATACGGGTAAATCTTGGGTAGGTTGACTTGTATTTAGTACATGGTGCCACAAATACATCGCAGCACCAGCAGCTGTTCCCCCATCATGTGCAATAGGGTCGATGTAAAAGTTTATGTGAGGGAATTCTTTGGCATACTCATAGTTATTAACACAGTTTAAAAAATATCCACCAGAGAGAACTACGTTTTTCGTTTCGACTTTCTCAAGAAGGGATCGAATAAGACGAATAGTGTGCTTTCTAGTTTCATCCTGTGCTTTTTTAGTTAAGTTTGCAATGAGATCAAAATCAAATTCTGGATTGTAATACTCTCCAGGATCTAACGTTGGATCATCATAACACTGCCTATAACTATTTAATATAGTTTGATTGTCTGTAATCCAAGTATCTGTACTTTCATCATAAACAAACCACTCTTTAGTACATGCCTTGTCGGCATCACCATAAGGTGAGATTCCCATCAACTTACCAGCACTATTAATACCAGTAATCTGCATGATGCTATTGAATATCCATCCACAACTAGCAGTTGGAGATAAGACATACTTATCATTTACAAGAACTGGTTTAGACTTAGTTTTAAAACAGTCCCCTTGTGGTGTGTAAACCTGCTTCACGAGTTCTACTTGACCTTCAGAGAACTTATACATGGATTCAGATTCTCTAAGGGTAATATAATCATTAAAATAATGACCACCACCATCTAAAACAAGTGCTGCCGCTTCATCAAAACCCGATGCATAAAATGCATTGCAAGCATGATATAGATGATGCTCCCAGTAATAATGAGCATCTCCAAATGTAATACCATATCTACTAAGATTAGTTTTTACGTCCTGGATGATATCCTCATCTGGATAATCATAGATATGAATTCCATTGATCTTCCCATAAGAAGAGAATGTAATGTGATCTAAGTGACGTGTATATCTAACGATGTCCATAAGACACCTCATCATACTACCACGCAACCACTCCTCTTCTTTGATGCCATTATAGCGATCGTCTTCCATGTAGTAGATCAACTCACCGTCCTCAACCAATGCGATTGATGGGTGATGAGAGATGTTAACTCCAAGAATAAACATAATTAAAGCTTCTTAACTGTAGATCCAGGTGCCTTAGATGCTTTGTCAAGAACTTCATTCCATTCTGGTCTCTGTTTGATCAGTCGGGACTGCCAATCACTAACCTCAACACCCAAACCTGGAGAATTCTCAGCGGTAAAGTAACGCTCCCAATCTGGGTTATCAATCTTCCACTGATCCCAATCGTGAATACTCATCTTCACTTCTTTGGTTTCACCAGTCTCCTTATGCCTAACAGGATATGTTGCCATTACTTCCACTCCAATGCTTCTGAGATGATTGGGAACTGCTCAATGAAGATAGCACGAATGTCTTCAGCAAGTTCCATGTGTTCCTTCTGTGTGCCGTTTGCAGTACGCAGATCCAGGTAATGCACCCATGAGCGAACATTACCGCTCATGTAGAGTCTTGTTTGTGTGTTTTGTGGAAGCACAAAACGAGCACACTCCTTTGCCACACCTTTGTCAAGCAGTGCATTATAAACTTCAAGACTTTGCTTGAAGTGTTCTGCAATCATCGCCTCCATGTATGCTTTATCGCGTGGATTGATATCATCAATAGAGTTTTGACGATTCTTTGTATCCTGACGACGAAGATCTGGAATAGGAATTTCTAGTTGAAGTTCCTTGCTGTCAGCATAGCGTTGTGAAAACTGTTGATATGTGAAGCTACGGTGCCTCAGCACTTGAGTTGCCACTGCAAGTGATGTATTTAGTTCAACCGTCATGAATGCGTGCTCAAAGATGCTCCAGTGACGATGCTTAATGCAATACTTCAGGAGTCCAGCAAAACTATCGTTGTCCTGGTTCTTTGGGTTTGAAACACGGGCACAGTATGCAATCTGCTTCTCCGCATCAGGGGTAACACTGATAAGTTTTGCGCTCATTTAGACCTCCAAATAATCATTAAAAATTTCTAGTGCAGTATTCCAGTGAATAAATTGTCCTCTTTGATTCTGTGGGACAAGACAGAGAGTCCATCGTCCGCGATCTGTAGGATTGTTAGTCCCATGAAGCATACCGATGTTTACTAGACTTGGTTTGTTTGTGTTTGCCTCGTATAAGAAGTCGCAATCCTCTTCATTTGCCCATAGATTGTCATGGAATTCCGAAGTTGCATTGCCATAACCAAGCATCTTTTTTCTAAAAGTCTTATCAGACTTCCACCATTGTATCACGCCTTCCTCAGGACCCCAAGTGATATTGATCTTTGCATGATGGGTATATCCACCATGATCTGTATGAATAGGAATCTTTGAATGTGGTGGAGTGTAAAAAACTTCCTTCAATGCCAGGATAAGTCCAAGATCATTGAACCATTCTTCTACTGGATAAAATGGGTAGTCGTTGATATAAAAGTGCTTAATCTGGTTCCCCTCCTCTTTGAACATGTCAAGAGGACCTATAGTAAAGGGAAGGTTAAGGTATCTATGATACCAATTAGTCGCAGTACCCATCATCATCGTTGTAAATTTCATCATAGTCCCCCTCTACTGGGAGAGAGGAAAATCCTTCTGTATATGAATCAACATCAGAATAAACTTCAGACTCAATCTCTTCTAATAGTCCCCTCAATTTACCCAAGAGTATCTTTAGCTTCTCTCTTTCCATCTGCAATTTAGATACACTTAAACATTATAGTACAAAAAAAGAGGGGTAGCAACCCCCCCTTTATTTGATCTTCCAGCTTGGTGTGCCCATGGATTTTAAATCAACCCATTTGGCATAATGTACACCACGATAAGTTAAGAACGCAAAAGTTCTATCTGGATCGTGCTTCTTAGGATCAAATGCTGGAAGGTCATAAAAAAATCTGACCTTCAGCATTCTTATCTCCTCAATCTATTTTATTGAGGAGCAGTAGTTCACCATACAATAGGAGAATAAATGCTGCGCTAAAAAGGGAACCGAATCCCGCAACTTTTAATGCAAGCATATCTTCCTCACTTGATGTAGGTGTGACCACGGTAGCAGAATGCTCCGTGAACTTCATCACGCTCTTCGCAGCGACGATCAAAAATCACTCCGCGATAAGCGGTGTGAGAGATCTGTGCATCATGCAGGCGAGCCTGCTTTTCGATTTGCTTTTTGATGAGGTTAAGTGTGTTCATTTGTCGTTACCTGAAATACTAGGGTGAATTTAATCTCCCGTTCCTTCAGTCGTTTGCGTCCCAATAACATTCAGGTACAGATTCCTTTACGGTCTCTACCAGCTCTATCACCACTTCTGGTGGTAGTTCTGATTTATTTTTTGTGATTCTCAACATGAGAGAATCAGCATCCTGGCACGTTATACTTGCATAAAGCAGTAACTCAATCATGGGATGAACGCTCCGTTCCGCGACTTACTTGCGTCTTATATCTCGACCGCACACTCATAAGGTGTATGACGTAAGAACTTTCTCTTCATGCTCTCACGAATACCTACATTTTCAGGACGAGAATAATACTCATCTTTATATAGATTCGTGATTGCTTCTTGAGATTGCTCGCAGGTCATCATCCAGTCGTAGGCACCACTGACAAGGTAGTCACTGGTAACCTCTTGTGTACTGAATGCCATGAGCAGCATTAGAAGAGGCATAAGATGAACGTACTGTCATTATACACTGACATTACTATGTATGCAACTTATTTGGTATAACGCTATACCAATTTTATAATTCTTTATGCTTCTTCCCAATCAAAGAAAAATACCTGGGTTAATCTGCCATTTTCAATGCTGTCACCGAACCCAGGAACAATCCTTCAATGAAGTAAGTCGCCCCTATAAAGAAC